GTAGGCATTAGGTTAATTACGTTACTCACTAAAATGTGTCTCCAATACAATCAGTTTATCTTCTGCTTCAGCAATCTTCTGCACCAGCTTGTCCATAGTCTCAATCAAGTTACCATGCTCACCTACAGCCACAGGATTGTCTAGGTAGTTCTGCACCTCTGCCTTGTACACGTCTATCTCAGCGTTGTACACGCTCTTCATGGCGCTAATCTTTGGATCTAGCATTAAATTGTTTCTCCAGTAGTTTCTTGTTTATCTTAAGATATTCTTTGTAGCTTAGACTTCCCTTCTGCTCCACATAAGCTGCCCACTGTTGTAGACAGTATGTGTTGAACTTATCCTTCACAACTTAAACATTCCCCTTCCTCAAGGTTGATCCTTGGGATCTTGATGTTAACATTCTCTGTATTTCTAGCCGCTGTAGTTCGCAAGTAATACATAGATTTGAGTTTGTTAGCTCCCGTCCAATGTACGCTATTAACATACTCCAGATACTCATCGTGTACCTCCTGTGGTGCTGTAGCTGGTGGTGGCTCAAAGAACAGGTTTACTGACTGTGCTTGGCAGACGTACTTCTGTCTTTGGTAGGCGTGTTCGATAACCCAAATTTGGTTAAGTTCAGGCGCTGTCTTAAATACTGCCTTCTCTTCTTCCGTGAGTTCCGGTATCTCTTTAACAGAGCCTTCAGCAGCAGCAATATCTTTCCACGTTTGATCGGTGTTGGCACCTTTCTCTTCAAGTAGTTTCTCCAAGTATTTGTTTTTAACTTTGTACGAGCCTGTTAAAGTTTTGTGCGTAAATACGTTAGCGCGAGTAGGCTCAATACTAGGACTTGTTCCACCGCATATAATACTACTACTAGCATTAGGGGCGATAGCAAGCAGATGGGAATTGCGACGGCCACTACCAACCATGTCAGGAGCCTCCCCACGGTCTCTAGCCAGACTTCTGGAAGCCACCTCAGATCTTTCTTTGATTGTCTTAAACGCTCTATTGTTGAAGCTGGAGGCGTACATTCCTTCAAAAGGGATTCCATTACGTTGAAGGTAACTATGAAAACCCATCGCTCCAAGACCAACCGCACGTTCTCTATATGCGCTATAAGCGGCTTTTGCAAAGCCTTTCTTATCTTCTCTAACATAAGACATAAACTCCTCTATGCTGTCTGCTGACACGTTCATGCCTGTGTCTAGCATAGCGTTGTCAATGAAGTGTTCAATGATGTTATCCAACATGTTAATCATGTCAAAGATAAACTGTTCATCGTCTTTCCACTCATCAAAGTATTCTAGGTTAACACTGGACAAGCAGCACACTGCTGTGCGGTCTTCACTGGTTGGTAAGGTAATCTCAGAGCATAGGTTACTCTGACGTACCTCCAGCCCCATGTCCTTCTGTGACTGTGGCAGAGCCTCGTTACAGCGGTCTAGGTTAACAATGTATGGCTCACCTGTCTCTGCCCTAGTGTGTACTAGCTGCCACCACAAGTCCCTAGCGGATACAGTCTTGATAGCCTGCTTGGACTTAGGGTCAATCAGCCTCCACTGATCATCAGACATGACGGCGGCCAAGAATTCGTCTGTGATTGTAATTCCATTGTGTAAGTTAAGACACTTACGGTTAAGATCACCACCAGTAGTCTTCCGCATAGCGATGAACTCTTCCACTTCTGGGTGACTGATGTCCATATACGCTGCATAAGATCCTCTCCGTGTTACGCCTTGGTTGAAGGCGAGCATCTGACTGTCTACGACATGCATGAAAGGTATGCTGCCAGTAGACTGACTACCGTTAGCAGTTGAAACGCCATTACTTCTAACAGCACCCCAATATCCACCCAAGCCTCCACCTCCACTTGCAAGCCATATGTTCTCATCATAGTGATCAGATAGGCCACGCCTTGAATCAGGAACATAATTGAGAAAGCAGCTAATAGGTAAGCCACGTGTGGTTCCCCCGTTGCTAAGAATAGGAGTGCTAAAACCGAACCAGCCCTTGCTTGAGTAGTCATAAAGCCGCTGTGCAAGATCGAAGTCAGTATGTCCTTGATACGTTGCACCATAGACGGACGCTCTGGCGAAGGCTTCTTGTGCATGTGTCTCATCTCCCCAGAAATACCTGTCCTTCAGTGTCTCAAGTGAGAACACATTGAGGTTTTCTTCTCTGTCATAATCAATCTGGATACCTAAGTAATCCTGTACGCCTACCTTACTTGTCACTAGGGTTCTCCAGCATGTGCTTCATCAATCGTTCTTCATACCATATGCCCTTCCTCAGATCTTCAATAGGCTTACCTTTGTAACTAGAGCGCCACAGGTATTTCATAGCGTTACCTTTAAGGTAGCCCATGTATTCGTCATCTGTCAACATACCTCTGATAGCGTCAATACATTCAAGGCCACCAGTATTGTAATGCTCCGGCTTGTCAACAGGGTCGTAGCTCTTAGCCATAGCTTCCTCAGAGAACCTTGGGTGGTGGTTAGGTTCGTTGTCAAGCTCATTAGTGTCTCTGTCTTTAATAGTCTTAAAACCCATCTTGTTCCACTCCTCTGGAGTAATGTTATCAATACTCATCCCATTCATCTCCATTTGTTTCTTCTTCAAACTGGTGCAGCCTGTTGATAAACTTATCCTCAAACCTGTCCAGCAGTTCTTCAGCGGATATGTCCAGTGCCTCTAGTATATCATCAGCATCATACCGCTTCAATATCCGCTCCTTAATTTCATCCATTGTTAGTGACATGATCTACATACTCGTCAACTGTGTAAAATTCAAAACCTTCCTTGTGACACCACTGTCCCATCGTAATCTTAGAACCTTTCCTGACCTTCTTGTTGGGGTCTGACAGGACAAAGATTAACTTGATTGGCTTGATGCTATCACGTATAGACGTATACTTCTGGGTGTCTCCTGTCCTAAAGAATCCTTTAGTCTCAATGTAGTCACCCGTTTTCTTGTCCACAAAGTCTGGCTTGTACTTCCTGTGCATCACGTATGGTACATCATATGGCTCGTACAGATAGCGTTTCTTAGGCGCTGACTGTGCAAAGCGTTTCTCTAGTCCAGACCTGTAGATGCTCTGCTTACGTGATCTCTTGGACTTTAGGCTCATTGACTACCTCCGTTAAATATCTTGGGCCAGTAGAGTACAGGAATGTACGTAGCTTAGGGTAGCAAGCATGTTTGAAGTGACAGTAAGAGCAACCCATAGCCAGCTTCTTGTTACCAGACTTGCCGTCAGGCACTGTGTCATGGCACAGGGGTGGTGGTTCCTTCTGCTCTACCATCTCCTTCACATGGATGATACGCTCCTCAATGTCTTTCTTTAGAACCTCATAGACAGGAGCCTGCTTGTCCTCTAGGTCATACTTTAAGTAGGTCAGGTGACCATTGACTTTGTCCATAGCCAGCCAGCCTACCTGTGTCTCACCTTCAGACCTAGCGTATCCCTTGATCTGATCTATGTATCCAAAGGGATCATCAAATGCAAGTGAAGCATCCTTGAACTTCTTGAATCCATAGGTACTGGCAGACTTAACGTCAGTGACTATGCCGTCAATCTTGCAGTCCATGCTACCTGAGATACCTTGAACAGTAGCTTGTGCCTGCTCATGTGTCACTGTGTGACCAGCCAAGCGTACAAACAAGAGCAGCATCTCCTCAATGAGGTGTCCATACATAAACTTCACAAGGGTGTGCGGCTGCATCTTTTCCTTCGGCCCTACATTATTGTAGTGATTCCATAGGAACCTATCAGTCTTGCCTATGTTAGACATGCGTAGCTTACGTGCATCAAAGCTACCACGCTGGGTGAACTCCTTACGCATAAGATCCTTACATGCCTCACCAAAGTCATCAATGATCTGCTCTGCATCCACTGACTTGTCAGGTGACTTGAACTTCACAAGATCGTAGATGTCATCTATCAGTGTGTTAGTTGTTTTCATATTACTCTCTATGTTTAACGAAGTTAAGTTTTCTATTGTAGGGATCAAAGATAAGGAACACTACTCCTAAATCTTTCTGCTCTTGAGTTCTCTGTCTAGGAGTGTCTGTGGCATTCTTCGGATTATTCCCTATCCTAGCCATCTTTACATCTATAAGAATAAACTCTCTCGTCTCTAGTTTGAAAGCTATCATGTCAATAGGGCCGGTAGATCCTGAGTTCATGAACACTTCATAACCGTTGTCCCATAGCCAAGTAACTGCATAATACTCAGCTAAGTCTCCTTTCCTGTTACTGTCAGTGAGTATCCGCCCAGCTTTCTCCGACTTGGTACTCTCCTGTGAGCCTACACTTAAGCCCAAGTTCAATTCCTGCTGCTTCCAAACATGAGACTGCAAGTCTTCCATACTTGTCTGCTTGGGATCTTCTAACCTCTGCTTGTACTTCATCATGGATATTTCCAACAAAGTAATAATCTAAGTTCCATAGTATAGCATACTCCTGTAATAAACACAAGGCTTTTTTCATAACGATTGCACCGGCACTCTGTAGTAATGTATTCAGTGCTGCGTGTTCTGATCGTATGTGTAGTTTCCTACCGTCTAACCCATTGATACAGCCTTGGGTCGCCTCTTGTGCAACTCGCTCTTTAAGATATGCATATGCTGGGAGATTAGACATAAATCGTTCTCTAAGCAGCTTACCAGCACTTGCGCCTCCTCCTGCCACCGTACCAAGTTTCGCATCTCCTGCTCCGTACAACAGTGCGTAGATGAAAGTCTTTGCCTGATCTCTTGATTCAAGTCCTGCAAGCTGCTGGTTAGCAGTGTGTATGTCTCCTCCAATGACTTCATTAGTGTACTCCTCATCGTCCATGTAGTGAGCCAGCATACGTAGCTCAAGTCCACTAGCGTCAAACCCTACAAGTTTGTATCCATCCCTTGCAATCCAACACTGTCGGCATTCTTTGCCATACGGTGAGTAGCCTGCCGGAACTTGGGCTAGGTTAGGTTTAGAGTGTGTCATCCTACCAGTAACAGCACCATTAGTGTTTACATATCCATGCACTCTGTCTGTGTCTGGGTTAGCTTCATCTACCCATGACTGCACTTGAGCAACACGCTTCTGCAACATCAGATACTCAGCGATCATAGCCGCTTGAGGTATGTCCTTCACTGTAGATAGGACTGACTCATCTACCATTGGCTGACCTGTAGGTGTTAGCTTCTTAGGTTTCCATCCAAAGTCTACTAGGTACTCTCCTATCTGCTGACGAGACCCAAGGTTAAATGGCTTGAGCATCTTACGCATGAAGGGAGACCTGTCACCAGTGTCCATCACACGATGGTACTCATCGTCAGTGAGTCCTACCTTAGATAGGCTGCCGTCCTTCTTGGTCTTAGGCACCACCTGTCTAACGTCCACCCACTTAGGTTTGAATACCTCATGCACTTCATCTTCCACAGCCAGCTTACGTTCCTTCAGGGTAGCCAGTAAGTCAGCGGAGTGTCTCATGTCCAAGAGCCAGCCGTTAGCTATCTGCTCCTGCACAATCCACTGCACCTCATGCTCAAGGTCAATAGACTCTTGGCTAAACTTACGTAGCTCTAGCTTGAGCTTGTGATATGCCTGAGCTGTCACACGGACATCTTGGATACAATACTCAACCATCTCATTAGATAGGCATGACCAATCATCATGGTCTCCCTTGCCACCAAAGTTAGCTAGCTTGTGTCCACCCTCACGCTGTGGGTTAGCAAGCCTTGATAGTACCAAGGTATCCACCACCCTACGCTTGTCCACTGTGATACCCCAGAGCTTCTCTAGCACTGGCAAGTCAAAGCCTATGAGGTTGTGACCTACCACTGGGAAGTCGCCCTGTAGCGCCTGTGAGAGACTGTCCTTGTCATAGTGAGCCTGAGCTTCACCGTCCTGCATAGTCACTGCTACCCAGATGGTGTCAGGATCAAGACCATTGGTCTCTATGTCTAGGAATAGATCAGAGTGCATTCGCCTTGTCCTCCTGTGGCTTGGGCACCTCACGCATCCTGCCTGTGATCTTGTCGTACTTCAGGTAGCAACATGCACCAGTAAGTCCAGCATAACGATTCTTAAGGATACGCACTGTGGTTGTATTGCGTCTCTCCTCGTTCTCATTCTGCTGGTCACGCTCAAGACCAACCACCATGTCGGACAACTGAGCAATAGCTTGTGATCCACGTAGTTCACTTAAACTTATCTGCCCACCGTCCTCATGTGCCTTGCCTTGGGTACGCTTTAGGTGTGACACAAGGAAGAGACCTACGCCTAGCTCCTGCACCAGTGACCGTAGCTTGGTCATGATAGCGTCGATAGCCTTGCGCTCATCTGCGTTGTCCTGTGCTGACACAACGATGGATAGGTGGTCTAGGATAATCCACTTGCAATCTAACGCTTTTGCCATGTAGCGCACGCGAGCCAACAGATTATCTTCGCTTGTGCTACCCCAGTGATCAAACAGATAGTACCGACCAGTGCCCATAGTCTGCTCCCAGAATGGTAGCGCAACTTCAGGGTCAAGATCTTCCTCCAAGTGCAAGGGACAGTCTGCTGCTACTGACATCACGCCCAGTGCAGTGCGAGCTACGTCCTCCTCTAAAGCTAGGATACCAATGTTGTCCTCCGTAGCGTTTAGTAGGTAATACTCTAGCTCTCTGACTATCTGTGACTTACCCATGCCAGAGCCACTTGTGATTGTCACCAGTTCATATGGCCTGAATCCTTTGGTGTATGTGTTCATACCTTGCCAAGGATATGGCACCGAACTGACCTTGATCTTGTTGGTAAGAGCTTCCCATGTGTCATTGCCTGAGACAATACCATCTGGCTGATAGACCTTAGCATCCCACCATGATGACACAAACTCCTTCACCCGTCTGGCCTGTAGCATCTCATTGGCATCCTTGAGTGGGAGCCTAACGATCTTCAGCTTGTTGGGACTGAACAGATCCTTGACATCTGCTACAGCCTGCTTACCGGCCTTGTCGTTATCGAAACACAGCACGATGTTATCGTACCCTTCGAGCCACTCTAGCTGCTCCTTGATTTCCTTGGATGCTGATGAGGCACCGGATCTCAAGGACACTACATCGTATCGCCTGTCGAACATCTCTGCTACTGACAGACAGTCTACTTCTCCTTCTGTGATTGTTAGGAACTTACCGCTACCTCTGCATGTCTGCTGTCCAAAGAGTCCAACACCTTCAGTGCTGCCAGTGGCAAAGAAGTCTTTGTTTTGCACCAGCCTGACCTTGGTACCTTTCACCTCGTCAGTATCACAGGCATAGTAAGGGTAGATATGCTTCGCTATCTTACCTGATGAGTCGTACTCCACTGTCACACCGTACTTAGCACAGGTGGCTTTGGTGATACTTCTCTCAGGGATGTCGGCTACTACTCCTGTCAAGTCTAGCTTCCTCCTTAGTTCAGTTGGTTTAGTAGAGGTGACATTGCTGCCACCCTTACTAAATTCACGGCAGGAGAAGCAATAGCTACTCCCGTCCTCGTACACAGCCTTAGCGTCAGAGGAGCCACACGAATTGCATGGCTCATGACGTACAAACTTAGAGTGCTGGGTCAACACCTGCTACTCCTTCCACTTCTAGTATGCGAATACCGTCCATGTAGACAGGCACACCATGCACAGGGTGCGAAGCGCCATACTTAAAGGAGACACGGAACACACCGCTAGGTATCTCATCAGCTAGTGCAAGATCCACAGCACTCTTTCCGTACTCCTTCACTGCCGCTGCTGTAGCTGCTTCAATAGCTGCCTCCCTAAGTGCTTCCCTAGCTGCTTCTCTAGCTTCCTCATCCTCATTCTCATCTAAATAATCCTCAGTCTGTTCATTAGTGAGGATGAAGTCAGTCTGTTGCTGATGAATGAACTCAGACACAGCACGTATGTCCACGCCTTCGCTGTCAATGATCTTCACAGGGTAGTTGCTCTTGAACTTACGCTGTATGATCTGCTCAGGCGGTTCACCATAGGGTTTTAGACGTACACCCATGTTCTCAAAAGTCTGGGCATCAGTCTCGTTCAGTGTCATTAACATAGAGAAAGTACCAGTGTCTTTACCACGGAACTCCTCAGTGTTCTTGATGTGAACGAAGTTTGCTTTACCTTCAATTACCGGCATTTGGTTCTCCTATAGTTACCGATTGATGATAGTGCTAGACAGCTATAAATTTACAATTGTAAGTTTATTTTCGTTGTCTAACACTATAGTATTATACAGATGCGTGACTCAGTTGTCAACAACATCGTACAAAATAGTACCATCTTCCTCCTCTGTCATGTCGAATAGTGTTTGATTACTGGTGTGTAAACACTCGTCACATAGGTCGAGGAACTCACCTGTCTGCTTGTCTTTCCTGACTGACTCATAGTCCTCAAGCAGTTTGTTACATGCCTTACAGCGCATTAGTGTATCTCTCCTGAGCTGTTGAACAACTGGTCGTGCATCGCCTGTACCTGTGACAGTGGCCTGTTCTCTAAGTCCTGCATGAGGTGGTCTGCACATATGACTAGCATTTCACTCACTGGCATGACGTTGATGCGATAGTCCACTAGCTCTCGACACATGCGCTCAATGGGATCTAGCTCATTGGGATCTGTCACGTCTGCATCGTAGCTGTATGAATCACTCATATAAATATTCCTTTAACCATTCATCTGTTGCTGAGGTTAGGTGACCGTACTGCTCGACTTCTTTTACGTATGTGTCACCGTACTCCCAGCTATCATACGTCAATGGTGACTTGGCTGCAACAAACCATCGTGCATATGGATTGTCGCGCTCCTTCTTCACACCTTGGTATGTCTTGAGTACACGCCACTCCCATCCCTTTGGATTCTTGAATGTGGCGTAAGGCTTTGATACGTCTACAGTTTTTCCAAACTTGGTTCTGTTACTCATTGCTTGCTCCTAGTCTGCATTTCTGTTGAGTTTGAAAACGTACACATCTTTCTTACTGGGGTGCATGTATAGGCTGTAGCGCCCTCGGCAATAAGCATGCGCTGCGACCTGCACATTAGAATGTTTGGTCTTTTCCACCAAGAACCACTCTCCCTCTCGCATGTTCTGCATCAATGGTTTCCAACTTCCTTTGCCTCGTGAGTGTAGTTGCTCGGGCGCTGCTGATTTGTTCACCTTGTAGAATTGCATTTGTTTTCTCCTATTTATTTATTTACAATTGTAACTTTTTTGTAGTAGGTGGTGACGATAGTCTGCAACCCAGCTACGTCCTCCACGGTCATGGACTTGAGTCTCCCAGCGTGGGGGAAGTACCAGCTACGCTTGCCCAGATGCACACCCAAGTAATGGGAGCCTGAAGTCAAACCAAAGCGGCGCTTATTTACTCGTAGTCGATAGATCATTGTAGTTCTCCTAGTGGTTTTGATGTTGTGTATTATACTTGTGAATTTTGAGTGAGTCAAGCAAGCTCACTCTCCCATGTGTCGCACTTGTGACAGTAGTATGATTCTGCATACTGCATCACTGTTGCTCTGCCTGACAGGTGCTCCCATTCTGCTGGATGGTGTTCCCATTCGTGGTCGCACTCGTCGTAGTCTACTAGCTGTAGTTCTTCGTTGTCCATTAGTCATCCTCGCCTATTTGAAATCTGAATCCGTCATCATGAAAGAAGGTGATCTCCTGCTCTATCACGCCCTCTCGCTGCCAGTTTAGCTCACGTATAACCTCACGCACAACCTTTCTGTCTATGTGTAGGCGCTCGGCTATTCCTTCCATTGCACTTTTGTCCACCTTAAAGTGTTTTCCGTGTATGACCCTGAGATTAGTCCAAGTTAGATCATCCCCATTATCATGGGTGGTCATCGTTACTTTTTTTACATTATGAAAGTTCATTATCTATCCTCGTTTTTTTACAATTGTAAATTCTTGTTTGTGGGTGAGCAGTTTATCCACATACTCAGGTGGCTAGGGATTACCTCGCCGCTAGATAGTCATAGTGTACCTGAGACACTTGCTCGCCGTCAACCCAGTGTTTAGGCTGCTTCTTGGCGATTAGATCGCACCAGCTATCCCAAAGCCATGAGCATCTACGCTGGCGACATGCGTCCACATAAGCCGCAATCTTCTTATGCCTAGTCGCTGGCTGTACCTTCTTGCTGAAGGATAGCACAGACTCAGGTATCGAAAGCCGCCGCAGATTGTGAACGTCGATACATCCTACTCTACCAGCAAACAGTTGACAACAAAACCCTGCCTTAGCTAACCCAAGACCCTCGACTCGCAGGAATATATCCATCAATTGCAAGTCTAATTCTCGACCCCTGTGCTCTGCAATCGCTTGCATGGCATCATCATACAATGGTTTAACATTTGAACGCAACCACCTGTATGTCCTGAGTTTATTACCCCAAACAAAACGGGAGTTTGACCCAAGTTTGCGGTAGTCAATCATTTGTTCGCCGACTTTATACCACGGCTGTTGTATTGATAGTACCACCATCATAACCATGTCTTGCAGGTTTTCCGGCGACTGTTGTGCGTACTCATTGATGAGCACATTGTGTTTTTTGAATCCTGACATTTTTCTATCCCTAGTTTTTTTACAATTGTAAATTTTATGCTGTCAATTCTAGCACGAACATATACACAATGCCAAGCCACATAGCCATGACAATGGTTCCGCCTAGGATCGCTGGCAGCACACCATCGTGCCGCCTTGGTTTATCGTCGCGCTTGTGTGGCGCAAAATCTCTCATGCTACTCATGACAATTCCTCCAATATAAGCCTGCCAGAGCATTCTAGCAGGCCGTGATTCCCAAGTCTACTTAAGCGCTGCGATCAATTGCTTGGCGATCTGCGCTTGTGCCTCGGGTGATTCCGCCGATACTTTATTAAAGAATTCAATCAGCACCGGATCGACTAAACCGCTGGGCGCTCCGGTATCGGTTGATTCCTCTTCGCCTTCGCCTTCACCGCCAGCGCTTGGTTTGCTAGGCTTGCTAGGCTTTTTCTCCGAGGCTTTAGTCGCAGCTCTCGCCGCTTTTATCTCGGCCACCATATCGACGTAACACTCGGGCGCTCCGGCAAAGTCTTTGCAATACTTCTTAAACTCGGACAATGTAACACCGATCCGAGCACATCCGTCTTGCTTGCTCATCTCGCTAGCGTTCTTGAATCCTGCAGCGTTCACGAATGCTGTCTGGAATGCCTTAAACTGTGCCTCATCATGGCCGTGGATCGCTGGCTTAAATATCTCGAACAATTCCGCCATTTGAATTTTGGCTTTGGTCTCGTTTGCGATCATCTTACGGACTAATTCGCGTGATGCCTTGGCTTGCTCGGCGGTCATGATCTCGTTTGCAATGGCTTTATTCAATTTCATTTTGTGTATCCCTACTTATGTATTTATTTATTTGTTATCGGATATCAACCGATGAGCAGATCCTGAACCTATGCAAACCGTATTGCAACCCCTCAAACGAAAATAATTCAATTTTTTTTTACAATTGTAAGATTATTTTTGTGTGCGTATGTATATAAAGGAAACAGTCGAGATGCTCATGCAAGATGTGTGCCAAGGTATGCCAAAGGGTACTTAAGCGATCCTCACACTTTGGCATGCATCTTGCATATACTTGGGTATCCTTGAGCATGCAAGAGACGTGCCAAGTCTACATGAGTTTTGCTCAAGTTAACATGAGGGCGGCTCATGTACAAAGGGACGGGGGGTCTGCGCGTGTGCTACTTTTTATTGTAGTTGGCACTCAGGTACATCAAAAGTAAAATTAGAAAAAATAGGTAAATGTAAGTATTCACTAACAAAGCCAAGTCCTTGAATACTAAGGAATAATCCAGCACTGTAAATTAACACGTAAAAGGACTTGACAAATGATCAAAAGTATGCTATAATAGTTAAGTATTCTTAAGAACAACTAAGGCAAAATACATTATGAATGATAATGAACCACCTAAAAGAAAAAGAGGTAGACCTAAGAAAACTGATGTATCCTCAAGAGCTAGAGGAGGCAGGGGTAAAGTAGGTAGACCTAAAGGTGATGCTGGTATCATCAATGAGTACAAAGCTAGGATGTTGGCTAGTCCTAAGTCACGTAAGGTACTAGATGCTATCTTTGATGCTGCTTTAGATAATGAGCATAAGAATCAAGCAGCAGCTTGGAAGCTAGTTATGGATAGGATGTTACCCTTAAGTTACTTTGAGAAAGACAGTGCAGGGGGTAGATCTGCTGTGTCTATAACGATTTCAGGTATAGGTGCAGGTACTGTGGAAACTGATGTTACACCTAACG